GTGCGGATGTCATAGTGCCTCCTCGTTGATCTCGTTCATGCGACCTGTGTGCTTGTCATACAGGACTGCACAGGCTTTGCCGGTCTCTCCGCTGTATCGGTTCTTAATAACCCTGACCCTGGTGGTATTACGCTCAATAGGGTCTTCATGCTGTGCTGACCTTTCCAATCCTAGCACCATATCAGCCAATTGTCCAATACTTGCTGAACCCCTTAATTGGGACAGGCTAGTGGCTGCGCCCTCTTCATGGCCTTTACCCTCTGGCCTGCGTAGGTGGGACACCACAAACAAGGCTACGCCTGTCTCCTGCACAATCATCCGCAGCTTAGTCATAATCTCATCAATGGCTTTGCGCTCGTCACCATGATCCTGAGCAGACACCACGATACTGACATGGTCTAGCAGGATGTACTTGCAGTCTAACCCTTTGGCAAAGTACCTCACCCGATTGATGATGTTATCGATTGCTGTAGAGCCAAAGCAGTCATAGAAGAACAGCCGATTAGAGCCTAGTGTCTTATCAAAGGCTTCCTTCTTTGATGCCTCGGTTACCTCAGTCTCAGCCAAGTGCAAAGGCTTATTGATCGCCAATGACATCAGAGACAAGGCAGTCCGCTTGACCGACTCTTCCAAGAACATAATCCCGATGTTATCTTTGGTCTCGCAGAGCAATTGCCAAATGACCTCACGAATAAACTGAGACTTACCAAGACCTGAGCCAGCAGTAACCACCACCATCTCTTGCTGTCTGATACCGCCGGTCATGTCATTCAAGCCAGCATAAGGATAGTGCGCCTGAGCCTTTGGCAGTGGCTGCATGACTAACTCGAACAACTCAGCACCGGCAACGATACCATCAGGCACATAAGTCTCTGCTGCCCACCATGCTTTGACAAAGTCCGCAGATTTGTTGTCCTTGAGATAGTCACAGGCATCCTTGTAAGGCTTAGTCATCTTCATAATCTTGACCTTGGAGCCAAACAGATCAGCAACGGCTAGGGCTGCTTCCTGCCCTGGTTCATCAGCATCGAAAGCAAGAACAATGGTCTCAAAGCTGTCGATGTACTCAAATTGTGCTTGGCAGTCCTTCACCGCCGACTGTGCCCCATTCTTGATGCTCACCACAGGATAGAGAGACCCCGTCATCTGAAAAGCAGCTAGGGCATCTAATTCACCCTCACAGATGGTCAGGTACTTACCACCGGCAGGGTAACGATTCTGACCAAAGAGCAGAGCCTCTTTAATGTTGCCCTGAGACCTGAATTGCTTGTCTGCCACTGTCCTAATCTTAAAGGCTACCTCAGTGCCCCTATCGTCAGTGTAGGGATAATAATGTTCTGTCCCTGATTGTCTGACACCATAGGCTTCACAGGTGGCTTTAGTGATTCCCCTTTCGGGTATGCTTAGGAATTGACCGCTAAGGCCTCTAAAAGGCTCTACAACGGGTTTCTGAGTCATGGTTAGTACCTTACCCCTTCCTTTGTCAGCAAAGCCGTCTGAGGGCCTGCTATGGGTTTTACAATTAAAACAGTATTCTGAGCCGTCAGAGTAGACTGCTCTGGCATCAGAGCTGCCACAGCCCTCACAGGCTATGTGTTTGACAAATTTAGACTGAGTTTGCATTGATCCTAACCCTTTCCTCTGCCAATTGATCCAACACAGCCAGCAAAGCGACACAATTGCCCGATGTGGGCTTAGTGCGCTTCAGAGCTTCATAGACATCATTGAGCAGGGTCTCAATATCGGTAGAGCCATGAGCCAATAGGTCTACACAATCAGAAACACAAAACCAATAAATCCTTTCTAAGTCATCATTTTCCATTGAGTGCTACCTTTCTTTATTGTCTCTATAGAGTAAAGAATTAAAATCTTTATTAAAGTCTTCTTCAATGTTAACTATTTAATCAATATAGTCTTTAATAGCAAGAATCGTGCCAGCTTATCTATCTCGCCACGGATCATCATCAAAATCCTCGATGCCCGCTAATGGGTCTAAATCGGCCTCAGTGCCTTCCTCGACTTCATCGGCCTCAGACATCAAGGAAACATTACCAACGGCACAGAGGTCTGTTTTAATCGATTTTAGGCACTGTTTACACATAGAGACATATTCCATAGTGTGAAGTGACCTAATTGTGGTCTCATAATCTGTCAATGCCTCATTACAGGATCGGCAGCGCATCTTTTTCCCTTTCCTGTTCTAGCTTGATTCGCTTCTCATTCTCAGCCTTCACCACATAGTAGGCGAATTCGATCAAGGCATCCTCGTCACCGTACCAATTGCCAAAATCACTATAGTCTAGCCTATCGTCTAGTATCTCTACCACTTCCTCATTCGTTAATAACATAGTGCATTCTCCCTTTCTTGGATAAAATTAGATACCTTCGATTCTAACACGGCATTGTGAACCGATGCAACGGCAAAGGCATCAAAACCGCCTATATGCCATCGGTAGGGCTCTAATGGGACATGGTCTAGTTTCCAATCGTAGACTGTAGCGAATGAGCCATCCTCAAATTCAATGAACCATTCGGCGTTAGTCTTATCTCCAACGAATATGCTAGGTGACCCGAAAGTGCGGCACAGGTCCGCATATGTTGTCGTAATGTAGCCTTTTAGACTGGTTCCGTTTACCTGATTTGACCTGCATTTTTTATGCTTCATTTTAATAATCCTCCCCTAAATCTTCTGAAATATAGGCCATAGCCGAACACAGGTCCGACCATTGATCGTCATGGTCTCGATTCCCTTCGGGTATAGCATAGGCCTTATAAAAGTGTAAAGCATCCCATATCAGGTCTAATTGTGACCTTGTATCGTTAGCAGTCATTTTATGCTCCTATAAAGTTAGTCTAAATCCCACGGTTTAAAAAGCATGATAACCCCTGCACAGCCCAACAATAAGACAGCGATGCTAGCATATTCCCATGCGCTCATAATATAACCCCTATTCTAAGGCCAGTATTAGCCCCATAGTGCCCCTGCAATAGAGGCACTATAGGATAGTGCTGTACCTGCTACTTTACGGCCTTAATAAGCCCGTTTTCCATTGTAACATTAGCAAAAAATTCCCTACCCAATCCCGTCATATGCGGACGATTAGCGCCAGTTAATACCCCGTTTTCTCGATACTCCTCCCCGAACATACTTGTCTCAATATAACGCAGTGGTTTACCGATATTTTCTTTTAATACTTTTTTACTTGGATATTTAAAGACTAACATTTTAAGCCCCTTTTCAGTGTTGATGATAAGATACATTCGCAATAGTACGATCCCAGCAAGCTCTACAATCTTGGCACTTGTTACCCTGCGATTGTGCTGGGCAGCTATAACCCTCTGCCTTGCCTTGATTGTGCACAGTGCTAGTATGCTCAAAACCTAAAGGCGCAGCAGCGTCAACCATTGCAGCCGATACCCGAACCACAAGGTTATCAGGGAAAGCCTGAAAAGCCCTTAGATATTGATTTACTAAGCCTTTTTCACGAGTAGGCAGCCAAAAAGACACATTGGGCAAAGCCTCTGCAATCTTGACGATATTGAGTAAATGTTGAAAGCTTTGTAGGTCGCCTGAATCATGCCACCTAAAATAAGACTCGCCTGAATTGCCGATTAAGTAAATCATTGCTTCAGGCCATTGCGGATCAGTTAGCCCAGCGACTCGCTTGGCATGGGCAGCCTTTACACTTGGGTATGAATAATTGGCTTTGAGGGCATAGCAATTCTCGCAAGTGCTGCCTTTGATCTTGGCTAGTGCTGCGCCTACCTTGCACAAGGTAGCACTGATACCGTAGGATAAGCCGGGCATTTTAGAGGGCTTACCTAAGCTGCCGGTAATCTTGATTGCTGCAGCCTTGCTGCGTATTGGTGCTGCTATTGATAGTGTAGTCATGGTGTAGTCCTTTTTAGTTAGTGTTAAATAATTGCTTTAGAAACTGCTTGCGCTCAATCTCAGGCCTTAGCTTCTCAAGAGCTAGCTCTATTGATGCACTAATCCCTAGAATCGATTCTGCCATGTCCTGATCATACTTTGCAAGCTGTTCTGCTAGCTTGTCAGTCTTGGCTTGCATAGTCTCCAGCTTGCTAATGGTTGTTTCTGTCCTTAAGTATCTGCTCATGGTTTCTCCGTTGATTAATGATACTGTGATAACACTATAACGCCTAAAGATCCAGCGAAGATACTAGGGAAAACCCTTATGTTGACTTCTCTGCTCAGGTATTCTGATCTGCCCTTGATTGGTGCATTGCAACATTAACTAGGTAGGTCTGCTGTGTCGCAACATTGGCTAGGTAGGTCTGCTGTGGTGCAACATAGCCCCATCTCTGCTGCATTGCAACATAGCAACATAGACCTGGCATGATTCTTGCATAGCAAATCCTGTGCCATGCTGCATTGCAACATAGGGGGGGTGGGGTTGGGGCAATGATGATAATATTGTTGAACCACCACAGATACAAAAAAGAGCAAATTAGGCAATTAAGTGGTCAATAATTAACCAGCAATAAA